GTAAGTTCAAAAAGTTGCGCGTCACGCAGAACGGCGCTACCGCCGTCACCGCCGTTTCCCTTATGTGCTCGAGGACCTGAATGAGCGCAGGTCGTCCGAGTCTCTACACGCCTGAACTTGCCGCCATCATCTGCGATCGTCTGTCATCTGGCGAATCATTGCGACAGGTTTGCCGTGACGAATCAATGCCTTGCACGAGCACGGTTCTCAAATGGGTCCGCGAAATCGAAGAATTCTCGCAACAGTACGCGAAAGCACGCGATGCGCTGGTCGAACACTGGGCTGAAGAGATCATCGAAATCGCCGACGACGGCTCCAACGATTGGGTCCAGAGCCAGGATGAGAATAATCCCGGCTATCGCGTGAATGGTGAGCACATCAATCGCTCACGGCTACGCGTGGATACCCGTAAGTGGCTCCTGTCCAAGCTCGCCGCCAAACGATACGGCGATCGTATTTCCGCTGAAGTCTCAGGACCGGACGGCGGCCCGATCGAAACCGTTGAGCTGACGCCTGCCGAAGCGGCCCGGCGTATCGCGTTCGTTCTCCAGAGCGCCTTCAAGCACTGAAATCCCCGCCAGCGGGTGGCTGGCAATCATAAGGGCCATCAAGCACAAGCAGCCATCAGGCACTAGCAGGCCCGAGGAGTTCTCATGTCTCACATTCGTACCTCTCTCCATGGTCGGGAAGCAGGCCTCGACGGCCAGCGTCGACTCCAGGTTCCTGCCGGCTTCGTCTCGGGCGACAACGGCTCGCAGATCGCGATGCCTAGCCCGACGACGATCGCCTTCTACGAGGATTTCCTCGGCGGCTCTCAGGCGCTCTCGACCACTATCATTGATGGCTGGCGCTCGCGTAAGGGCTCAGACGGCGCCTGCGTCGACTGGACTATCACGGAAGCCGTCAACGGGACAGCCGTCGGCACCACGGGCAATACGACCGCCTCCATGGCGGTGGCCGGTGTGCAGCTCGATCGCGGCCTCGATTGGAAGGCGAACCAGGGCAACGTGTGCCTGGAAGCCCGGATCAAGATGAGCCGCATCACGAATATCGCGGTGTACTTCGGGTTTACCGACCAGGTCGCAGCGCTCGAGATGCCGATCAATTCGGCCACGGGCGCACATACGATCACGACCAACGCCACCGATGGCTGCGGCTTCCTGTTCGATACGGCGGACACGAGCACCGATCAGTGGCTGCTGGTGGGCGTGGCGAACGATGTCGACGCGACGGTTCAGTCGAGCATCAGTCCTGCTGCGGCCGCGATTGTCCCTGTGGCCGATACGTATGAGACCCTGCGGATTGAGCTCGGCACGGACGGCTCGGCTGTGTTCTTCAGGAACGGCATTCAGGTCGGTACGAAGATGTCCGGCGCCGTTACAGCGACCATTGCTATGACGCCCGTGGTGGCCGCGTTCAATCGCACCACGACAGGTAACCCCACGGTGACGGTCGACTACTTGCACATCGCCGGGAATCGCGTGTGATAATGGCCGGATGCACGAGCGCCTGAAGGTGATCCTCTCACTAACTCTACAGGCGCTCGTAGCCATTCTGGCGTTATGGGCATTCGCGGTCATGGTCTTCGGCCCCCACACGGGCGAGTGATCCACGTGGAACTATGCGCATATCGCGCATATATGGCCGTGTCTGTGCATAGAATGGTCGAAATCGTCGCAGTAATACCTAAAAGTATGCGCATAGGGATGGTTGGGTAGTCTCAATGGATCTGAACGAGGTTCTGGCAGCTCTGACTCAGCTGCCGGAAGCCTCGCGCGCTCAGGTCACCAAGGATGCACTCGAAGCCACGAAGCATCTGAAGTGGATTCCCTCGCCGGGTCCGCAGACCGACGGGTATTTCAGCCAGGCGGATGTGCTGCTATTCGGAGGCGAGCCTGGCGGCGGTAAAAGCCAGCTACTGTTAGGGCTTGCGTTCAACTGCCATCGTCGCTCGCTCATCATGCGACGGCAGTACACGAATCTGGGTGCGCTCACGGATGAGGCGATCAAGATCAACGGTAGCCGGGATGGCTATAACGGCTCACCGCCGCCCAAGTTGCGCTTCCAGCGTGAGGGTAAGGACTGTCTCATCGAGTTCGGTGCGGCGGCCCGTCCGGGGGATGAGCAGGACTGGCAGGGTAATCCTCACGATCTGATCGGCTTCGATGAGGGCACGCAGTTCCTGAAAGATCAGGTGCGTTTCCTGATGGGCTGGTTGCGCTCGGTCGAGCCCGGGCAACGCTGCCGGGTCGTGATCGCGACCAATCCCCCCATGGATGCGGAAGGTCTATGGATCGTCGCGATGTTCGCGCCATGGCTGGATGACCGCCATCCGAATCCGGCAAAACCCGGGGAACTGAGGTGGTTCATCACTGATGCGGACGGCAAGGATGTCGAGGTGGATGGACCGGAAGCTGTGATCGTTAGCGGTAAGCCGGTCAAGCCACTCTCACGGACGTTCATCCCGTCGGCCGTCTCGGACAATCCATTCCTCGCCTCGACAGACTATCAGTCGAAGCTGGATGCGATGATCGAGCCCTATCGCTCGATCCTGCTGGGCAAGTTCAAAGCCTCTATCAAGGATGATGCGTTCCAGGTCATTCCGACCTCGTGGATCCGGGCCGCTCAGGAGCGCTGGACACCCAAGCCCCCCGCGGGCGTGCCGATGTGCGCAATCGGTGTCGACGTTGCACAAGGCGGCGAGGACGAGACCGTGCTGGCCTGTCGCTATGACGGCTGGTTTGCACCGCTGCTGTCATTCCCCGGTAAGCAAACGCCGTTTGGAAAGGACGTGGCGGGACTGGTGGTCTCAAACCGTCGACAGGATGCCAAGGTCATCATCGATATGGGCGGAGGCTACGGTGGTGCGGCCCTAGAGCACCTGAAAGAGAACCTGGGGACGGACGCGGTCTACGGCTACAAGGGCGCTGAAGCCTCCGTACGTCGTACGGTCGACAAGCAACTCCCGTTCACGAACAAACGTTCTGAAGCCTACTGGCGTTTACGGGAAGCGCTCGACCCGAGTCAGGTTGGTGGCAGTCCGATCATGTTGCCGGAAGATACCGCGCTCGTGGCGGATCTCACCTCGCCGCGGTTCGAAGTCACGTCCCGCGGCATCAAGGTCGAGTCCAAAGAGGACGTGGTTGACCGTCTCGGTCGATCCCCGGACCGCGGGGACGCCGTGGTGATGAGTTGGTTCCAGGGGCCTAAAGCCGTGACGGACTTACCGCAGTGGCGTGCGGATCAGAAACTGAATCGACATCGTGCGCCGGCGGTGAATCTCGGCACACGCAGAGTAACACGAAGGTAATCATGGGTAAGCTACAAGGCGCGCTCCACAAGATCGATCCTGTCGACCGTGCCGTCTCTCGGGCCGTGGGATTGGACTTCGCACCTAAGCCCAAGACGCCACCGGTTGTCGTGCCGATGCCGGACGAACAGGCGATCGTTGCGGCGAAGAAGAAGGCCGCGGCGACCTCGTTGGGTCGCACGGGCCGTGCCTCGACCATCTTGAGCGACGCTACGGATAGGCTCGGTCCGTGATCGATGTCAAGCAGCTGATCGAGAGCGGTAACCAGCTCTTTGGTAAGCGTTCTCAGCTGCTCTCGCTCTGGCAGGAGATCGCGGACAATTTCTATCCGGAGCGTGCGAGCTTTACCCGTCAGGTTCAGTTGGGTGAGGAATTCGCCGGGAACCTGATGTCGAGCTATCCGCTCATTGTCCGGCGCGAGCTTGGGAATGCCTTTGGCGCCATGCTCCGACCCCGTGATCAGACCTGGTTCTCGATCACGGTAGAGCACGAGGATCAGATCGATCAGGCCGGTAAGGAGTGGCTCGAGTGGGCCTCCGGCGTCCAACGGCGCGCGATGTACGATCGGATGAGTCAGTTTGTGCGCGCCACCAAGGAAGGCGATAACGACTTCGCCGCCTTCGGGCAGTGCGTCATCTCACGGGAGATCGACACGCGCAAAGCGGTCGGGCCGCATCTGCTCTATCGCTGCTGGCACTTACGGGACGTAGCGTGGGCTGAGAAGTACGATGGGTCGATCGGGGAAGTGCATCGCAAGTGGAAACCCACGATCAGTCAGATGAAGTCGTACTTCCCACGCGGACTGGCGCAAAAGGTCGCTAATGCGTCCCAGACCGATCAGTATCGTGAGATCGAGTGTCGACACGTCATCGTTTCAGCCGAGGACTATGGCGACC